ATATACTCTCAAATTAAACGACAGAGGCATGTCTTTGGTATAGCTGTAGTCAAGGATGCTACTGATGCTATAGGCTCTCCAGTAGATGATTTTGAGATGCCTGTTTTACTTGAAACAGATAGTAAAGTATCTTTCAAGAACATGGGAGAGCCTTTCAATAAGCTTGCATCTATGCAGCATCTACCTATACAGCATCTTATATCTTTCGGTACAGAAGAAAAAGATAAAGTATCAGGTGGCACTTACTTTGTTATAACTGCAAAGTTAGACAACAAGTCCATTGATGTTACAGTCGATGACCAAGTAGTGCTACAAAACTTCTTGGATTGGATTGCAGCTTTTAATACTTGGGTATCGGATACGCATCACGCTAATCTGAAGGACACGATGCCTGAAGATGACAANGACTTGATAGACCAATTNATAGATACCAATGAACTAGAAGGAGTATAATGGTATGAACCATCCTGCTGAACTGGCGATTAGAGCATATTTAAGTAAAGCTGTAAAAGGTGAAGGAACTATCTCTGAGGATAACTTAGAGCAAATAGCTTCTGATGTTAAATCTGCACTAAAACGCCAGTTTGCAGGTCCACCTAGAGAAGAGTTTAGATTGCGTATGTCTAACTTAGGTAGACCTACATGCCAACTATGGTACGATAAAAACAAACCAGAAGTAGCTGAACCTTTCCCATCTAATTTCTTAATGAATATGGTCTTAGGCGATTTAGTAGAAGCTGTATTCAAAGGGTTGTTAAGAGAAGCTAACGTAGAGTTTAATGACGCTACAAAAGTAAGTCTTAAAGTAGGAGACACAGAAATAAAAGGAGAGTGTGATTTAACTATAGGTAACACAGTAGATGATATAAAGTCTGCTTCACCTTGGAGTTATAAAAATAAATTTGAATCTTACGGTGCTTTATCTAGTGAAGATAGTTTCGGTTACGTGTCTCAACTTGCAGGGTACGCTCAAGGATTAGGTGTAGATGTAGGTGGATGGTGGGTAGTCAACAAAGGAAACGGAGACTTTAAGTACGTATCCGCACAAGATATGGATATAAAAGAAGTCAACAGTAGAATAAAAAATACTGTAGACTATATAAATAAAGATAAACCGTTTAAGCGTTGTTACGAAGCTCAACCTGAGACATATAGAAAAGTAGCATCAGGTAATTATGTTTTACCTAGAGGTTGTACTTTCTGTAAGTATAAGAAAGATTGTTGGGACACGCTACAAGAACTTCCATCACTTGTATCTAACGCCAAAGAGCCACCTATGGTTCAGTATGTATCATTGGCTGAACCTGATGGTGTATAAACGACACAATAAGTCTAGGTATCGCAGCGGTCTAGAGATGAATGTTGCGTTATTTCTAAAAGATAAACAGAAAAAAGTCAGGTATGAAGCCTTGAAAATAGAGTGGGAAGACCTCAGATATAGAACTTACACACCTGACTTTGTTTTAGATAACGGAATTATAATAGAAACGAAAGGATTCTTTGATACAGAAGATAGGTACAAGCACATAGAAATTAAAAAACAACACCCTGAATTAGATATTCGATTTGTTTTTAGTAACGTAAGAAACAAATTGTACAAAGGTTCTAAGACTACCTATGAAGATTGGTGTGAACAAAAAGGTTTCTTGTGTGCTCACAGAATAATACCACAAAAATGGTTGACATCTAAAGGAAATGAGATAAAACTACAGGTTATTCCACTTAAAACTCCTAGAAAGGATTTAANAACATGAACATCAATGACCAAGATTATGCACTNGTATTTACTTTACANAAAGANAACAAGAACAAATGGATGGGAGATATAGATGGNAATATAGTAATATCTGAAAAAAATAAAGATAGTGCAGATACTCAAGACATGATGATGAATATGCTTACTTTGCTATCTACCTGTGTTAAGTTATTAGAAACAGACAAAGACTTTATTCAAAAAGTATGGGAAACTAGAGATGAATTAGATATGGATATAAACATAAGAGAACCTGATGTATTTAGTTCAATAAAACAACTTGACATGTTGGAAACTTTAGTAGAGGATAAACCTAACGTCATACAGACAGATGGCAATGTAATAAAATTTAATTTTACTAAAGGGAGATAAGATGAACAATGTATGGGCTAAAGAAAACTGTGCTAAATGCGGTTGCCTACTAGACGATGATTTGAATTGTGCAGAATGTGAAATATGTAATACTGTTGTAGGTACAGATATGGTTAATAGTCCACCACATTATAATACAGTAGGTATAGAGTGCATCGAAGCAATGAAAGCTATGTCTTATGGTGCAATCTTACCTTCTAGTCACGCACATTATTGTTGGCAAAATGCATTCAAGTATATATGGAGACACCCATATAAAGGTACGGCACTAGAAGACTTAAAGAAATGTGAATATTATTTAAAGAGGTTAATAAATGAATATGATGAAAATGGTAAATAGAGAAGGCATAGTCGAAGAGTTTCATAATAAGTTTAAACATCCTATAGATGAACCTTGGACGAGTAAGTTACTAGAACTGAGACTTAATCTAATACGAGAAGAGTCTCAAGAAGTAATGGAAGAATTAGTAAACATGATTATGGATGTAGAAAGAGGTGCATCTGTAACAGCAGTAAGTAGAGGAAGGCTACTTAAAGAACTGTGTGATTTACAATATGTCTTATCTGGAACAGCAGTGTCACTAGGTTTAAACATTGAAGTAGCTTTTAATAGAGTACACGATAGTAACATGTCTAAGCTAGGAGAGGATGGTAAGCCAGTATATAGAGAAGATGGTAAAATAATAAAAGGTAAAAATTACAGACCACCAAACTTAGGAGATTTAGTAGCATGATATTTAGGGTATTCACAGTGTTAAATGTAGACGAAGAAGAAAACATACTACCTATAGACGAAGATGGTTATTGTGAATGCATACAAGAGTTGCTAGAGAACTTAATATACGATGTAGATGGAATTAAAATTAAAAACATAAAGGTCACAAAAGATGAATAACATGCTACCAACAGACTATCAAAACTTTATAGCTACGTCACGATACGCTAGATGGCTAGACGATGAAGGAAGAAGAGAAACATGGAGTGAGACTGTATCTCGTTATGTAAACTACATGGATAATAAAGTAAACTTTTCCAAGGAAGACAAAGCTGACATTGAGCAATCTATCTTAGGGCTAGAGGTTATGCCNAGTATGAGAGCNTTGATGAGTGCAGGTACAGCTTTGGAAAGAGACAACACGGCAGGGTATAACTGTAGTTACTTACCTGTAGATGACCCTAAGTCTTTTGATGAGGCTATGTATATTCTACTCTGTGGTACAGGTGTAGGCTTCTCAGTTGAGCGTCAATACATTGACAAGCTACCTGAGATACCAGAGAAGATGTTCAAAAGCGACACTATAATAGTCGTTAAGGACAGCAAGGAAGGTTGGGCTAAGTCACTACGTATGCTGATAGCGTTACTGTACGCAGGAGAGATACCCTCTTACGATGTCAGTAAAGTTAGACCTGCAGGAGCTAGGCTTAAAACATTTGGCGGTAGAGCCAGTGGACCTGCACCTCTCGTAGACCTGTTTAAGTTTACTATCAACCTGTTCAACAACAATGCAGGTAAGAAGCTTACAAGCTATGACTGTCATTCTCTTATGTGTAAGATAGGTGAGGTTGTAGTCGTAGGTGGTGTACGTAGGTCAGCTATGATTAGCTTGAGCAACCTCTCAGACATACGAATGCGACAAGCTAAGTCAGGACAATGGTGGGATACTGCACCTCATATGGCACTCTCTAACAACTCTGTTAGCTACACAGACAAGCCTGATGCAGAGACATTCATGCGTGAGTGGACATCTCTGATTGAGTCTAAGTCTGGTGAGCGAGGTATCTTCAATAGGGTAGCAGCTAAGAAACAGGCTGCTAAGAATGGAAGGAGAGATGCGGAACATGAGTTTGGTTGCAATCCATGTTCTGAAATAATATTACGTCCATACCAATTTTGTAATCTTACTGAGGTAATCATTAGAGCTACAGATACATTGGCTGACTTAAAACGTAAGGTACGTATAGCTACTATCTTGGGTACAGCACAAGCTACACTCACTAGATTTCCTTATCTACGTAAAATATGGAGTGCAAACACAGAAGAAGAAAGACTGTTAGGTGTATCTCTTACAGGTATAATGGACAATCAACTAACGAATGGCAATCAAGAGTTCCTATCATACGAAGGAAAGTTGAGTACTATACTACCTGCTTTAAAACAAGAAGCTATAGATACAAATAAAAAGTACGCTAAGAAGTGGAATATACCTCAATCTACAGCTATCACTTGCGTCAAACCTAGTGGCACAGTATCACAACTATGTGACAGTGCAAGTGGCATACACGCTAGACACAGTGAGTATTACATTAGAACTGTGCGAGGTGATAACAAAGACCCACTCACTAACTTTATGATTGACCAAGGTATACCTAGTGAGCCTGACGTAATGAAACCTGACGCTACTACAGTATTTAGTTTTCCTATGAAGTCACCTGAAGGTTCAGTTACTCGTAATGACATGACTGCTATTCAGCAGCTACGTATGTGGATGGCATATCAAAAGCATTGGTGTGAACACAAGCCTAGCTGTACTGTAACTGTACGTGACCATGAATGGGTAGAAGTTGGTGCATATGTTTACAATCACTTTGATTCCATGTCAGGTGTATCATTTTTGCCACACTCTGACCATGTTTATCAACAAGCACCATATCAAGATTGCGATAAAGGTGAGTACAATGATATGTTAGCTAAGATGGACGGTAACATAGATTGGAATAGGTTGATGGATTACGAGAAAGAAGACACGACATCAGGCAGTCAAACTTTTGCTTGTAGTGGTGACACATGCGAAATAGTAGATATAGGAGCTTAATAGTATGGTCAGTAAATATAGTGAAGGTAATGAGGCATTCAAACAGGGAAAAGTTAACAACCCATATAAAAAAGACACTCACTGGAACAGAGAGTGGCTACGAGGTTTTAATGGTGCATATTTTAGAAACTTAGAAAGGGTAAATAAAAATGAAACTAGACGAAGAAGCAAGGAGACATATGAAAGTGATAGTCAAAGAAGTTAAAAGCATAACTATAGATATAGCTGACAATGGATACATACTTAACTACAGTGGATGTACTGAAGAAGAAACATACGAATCAAGTACAGAAATCTATAATACATTAGATGAAGTACTTGACAAAGTAAAACTTATATGTGATACTATGCAATAGTAGTTGTGGTGGCTACGGCAACTTATAGGGGAGTTAGCAATTAATGCTTTCTCTCCTATTTTTTATTATTCTTTGCCCATGCTACTAAGAATTTTTTTCATCTTTCTTGCGTCTTGTACAGCTTTAAATAAAAACATAAATTCTGTTTCTTTGCCTTTTTCTTTTGCTTCTGCTAATTTCTCAGTTAAACTAGAGCCATAATTACCTTCTAAATTTCTAACAACCTCTGGAGTAAACAACCTTGTATCCTTGAGAGTTCCTCTTAAATACAGAACCATATCTTCATTTTTTGTTCCTTTTACAGTAGATTCAAAAAAATCTTTAATGCTAGTTGTTAAAGTACTAATTTCGTTTTTAACATAATTACTCAACATAGTTCTTTGATTCTTAGGACCAAACTCAGGATTATTATAATTCTTGTTTGTTTTAATCCAGTTATTTATTTTTTTAGGTAGGTACGTGCTTCCGTACATTCTAGTTAACGTATCTAAGTAATCATTTTTTACTTGATATGTTCTATACAAACTATACTTATCTAACGCTAGTCTTGTAAATTCTCTATCTAACATACTTTTTTCAGGTTGCATTTCTGTACCTAAAAATTGTTTTAGTATAGGGTCTTTTATATACAGAGCATGTTCAGTAAATATATCGTACCTAAATGGGTCGTATCCTTTTTGAGTTTTGCTAATACGCTGTTGTTCTGCTCCTGTTGTTTTACCGCCTAAAGATGTAGGAATATCTATTTGAGGTATATCAGGTAAAAATCTTGTAGCTCTCATAATAGTTTTTTGTTCTATTCCCATAAAGTCAAGTACATTGACTGTAGCATCTTTTGTTTCTGGCAAGTAAGCAGAACGAGGGTCTAACTGACCATACACATCTTTTAAAACTGCAGCAGGATAAGTAAAAGAAGCACCTATATCCGTAAAAGCTTTAGCTAGTTTATTAGGGTCTCCTTTACTAGCATACTCACTTACACCATCAATAACTTCAGTCAATGAATTTTGTGCTCTCAAGTCTGCACCAATTAAAAGTTGTCGCATTTCTCTTTGCATCTGCTCAGCTTTAGGCAAATTCATACCGTGTCTTAATCTATAAAATTTATCCATTGCCCAAAATTGAAGAGCCATTGGACCTAAAGTAGGTTGAGCATTTATCTTTGATTTATTAGATGGGTTTTCTATCTCATTCCACTCGTATCCTAACGGAACTCCATGATGAGCTTTAAGATAACCTGCACCTAAAATAATACCGCCTGTTAATTCTTTAGATAAATTTTCTTCCCACGAACTAGAAGATGCAGCTTGTGGTATAGCTTTTCCAGTTACAGGATTTATAACTTTTTTTGAACCTGCACTAATAAAAGGTCTACCTACAATAGAATAAAAAGGTGTATACTCAGCTATAAATTTAGCTTGGGAAGCTATAAATCTAGGAAAAGGAATAACTAAAGTTCCTACAACACTATTTTTTATTCCTTTTATTACTGCTCCTGTAGTTTGGCTTGCATAACCTTCTCCTTTTAAACCAAATTGAGTTTGAAAAGATTTATTGTACGCTTCATCTACGGATTTTAAAAACATATTTTTATCAATTTTATTCCAAGTATTTTTCTTTAGGACTTCTCTAACTGATGTACCTATTTCTGCATTACCTGCTTCTGCTAATCTCCTATCTAAATTGCCTATTAATACAGCACGTTTAAATTGATTGTCGCTAAAAGCATTTAAGAAGTTAGCTTTCGTAGCTAATCGCATTACTGCACTATTTTGAACAGTAGAACCTGCTTCTGCTTCAATCATTCCTTGTTTACTTAATAGTCTTCTAATATCATCAGGAAATACTTCACTAAGTTGATAAACAGCAGCTTCTGCTTCTGTTCTATTAAAAGCTAAACGATTTATTACTTTAAGAGGTTGAGTAAAAACTTTTCCTAAAGAATCTAAATCTCTAACTTTTAAAGCACTAGCAAATGCACTATCCATCACATCTAACATCATATACATTCCACCAAACGTAGTATTTCTAGCTGTTGTAGCTACTTGGCTAGTCATAAATGCTACTCTAGAGTCTGTTAAACCTCTTGCTCCTCTGTACACTTTTGACAACAAGCCTTTAGATTCTGTAGCATCTAACACAGACTGTAAATTTTTTATTTCTTCTTTAGTAGGTGCTGCTACATTATTATTAGCTATTCTAATAGCAGAATCTGTTAGCCTATTAATTTCATCGTTAGCTTGACTCTTAGATATTTTTGAAGCTACTGCAAGTATCCTACCTGCTTGAGAAAATTCAGATGCAAATATAGCAGATAGTTGTCTGTTACTTAATTGATACTTATCTTTAATTTTATTAATAACACCAAAGGTACTTCCTTCTAAAGCTTCTCCTTCTAATAAATCAGCAATCTTATCTGTAATTCTTAAAGTAGATTCATCTTCTCCTACTTTTATTCCACTTTTTAACGAAAATCCTTTAGTTGCTTTTACACCTAGCTCTTCTGCAATTTCAATAGTAGCTGCAGCAATTCTCTGTAGTTCACTAGCGTTAAAATCTTTTATTACTGCTGATGAAGTGTCTGAGTATTTACCTAGTATAGCATCTTTTATTTTTATTCCCTCTGCTACTCTTTCAGGGTCTAATGCAGACAGTCTTTTTTCTACAGCATTTAAAATTTTAGAATCTGTATTAGCTATTTTAATTGTGGCATTTTTTAAACCTTCTTTAGTAGCTGCTTTAGTTATTTTGTATCCTTCTTCTAAAGTTTCAAAAGTTCTTTTTGCTCCTCTATTAACTAAGTGACCAAATACACCAGTTGCTGCTGTTCCTATTCCTAATCCTAGTCCTGCAGAGACAGCAGTTTTTTTAAGAGTATCTTCTCTTACTTCTCCTATTAACGGTACGTTAACCATATCACCTTTGTATTCTACGCCTAGTCTATCTTCAGATTCATTTTGTACTGTTTGAGCCATATATTCTTTGCCACCTGCAGCTACTCCTTCTATACCACCTGTAATTAACATATTTTTCATTAATCTTTTTTTAACTAAAGAATTAAAGAGAGCCATGCCACCTGATTTAGCTGCCTGTGCTGCAATAAAACCTGAACCCATAGTTAAAGGAGCAGCTAACGCTCCACCTATTACAGTAGGACTACCTGCTAAACCACCTATGTAGTCACCTGCTTTATTGACAAAAGAATCTCCTGCTTTTTCATGTCCATCCCAAGCTAAAGAAATTCTAGAGTACGCATCTCTAGCTTCTTGATTTTTATGAGTATCATTTTTTATAAAAGATATGTCTTTTAATTGAGATATGTCATTTCCTGCACTGCTAGTTTGTCTTTTATGTTCCATAATTTCATAGACTACATCTTCTCTAGACATGTCATTAATATCTTCAGTAGAAAAATTACGTCTATCACTCATTAGAAAAACAACAGAATCTCTAATAAAGTCATCATCATCTTTTAAATCTAAAAATGTTTTATCTTTTTCTTTAGATTGCCAATACGTTTCTACCATTATTTTTTTCTTCCATCATTGTTGTATTCGTCACCGTATTTTTCTTCCCATTTTTTTCTAGCTTTTTGAGCTATTCTAAATGGACTATCATTATTTAAAGAACCTTTAAATTGGCTTAGCGGTAATTCAGGTTTAGGTGGAACTACGTTATCTCCGCTTCCATATCGAGGAGAGTCAAAACTACTTAAAATAGTACTTGTAGGAGTCATTAGTCCAGAGGGTCTATTGTTTCCTAATAGCTCTGCTTCAACTTCTCTAATAGAATTTCTAACTATCCTAGCTGCATTAGCTTTTTTATTGTTTTTAATTCTATTTACAATAGCATCTGTTAAAGCAGGAAAAATTTGAGAAGGATTACTTATAGGTAACATTGACCTAGCTGTAGTAGCAACAGCATCCGTACTTTCCGTAAACGGAGTATACAAAGCTTTTAAAGTTTTTATGCTTTGTTGAAATGCATTTTCAATAGATTTAAATGCTGCTGAATCTTTAGCCATACCTAATTCTAATCTAATATTTTCTCCTGCTTCTTTAAGTTCTCTATTTACTGCATCATTTATTTTATCTTCTACTTTAGGTATGTTTGTTATGTCAGCATCTAATGCTTTATCAAAACCAGAAGAAGAGTACATAGGTAGTATGGCTTTAGCTACATCAGAAGTAGCTTTTATAACACTAGTTATATACGGAGTTAATCTATCTACGGTAGGTTTAAAGAACTCTGAACTTTCTTCTTTAATATTTTGTCCTGCTTCTTGAAGTTCTTTATTAACTGCATCATTTATTTTATCTTCTATTAAAGCTATATCTAGATTAGCTACATATTCTATTTTATTAGATACATCACCTGAAAATTTAGAAGGAGAGTAAAGAGGCATTATTACTTTACCAATCTTAGATAGAGCTTTTTCAATAACTTTACCTTCTTTAGAGTTTCTAGCCATACCTAATTCTAATTCTATGTTTTCTCCTGCTTCTTTAAGTTCTCTATTTACTGCAGTATTAATAGTATTTTCCATATCTACTATTTTAACTTTTGCTATTTCTAATACATTATCGTAAGCGGAGTCAATTTTATTAATAGCAGAAATAGTTGGTGTTTTAATAGCTTCAACTAAACTAGTACTATATTCTACAATAGAATTATAATCGTCGTTTGCTTTACTTATAACAGGACTATTACGCAATAAAATAGCATGTCTATTTGAATCTGTTAGTATGTCTACTACTTTATTTGTTTTAGCTATAAGTTTTTGAGTAAAAGAACTATCTCTGTATTCAGGAATATCCAACTCATCAGCCACAACTTTAGTTAAATCTACAACATCAGTTATAAGTTTAGGAGTTGTTTTCTCAGATGCTTTAGCTTCTTCTATAGTTGAAAGTAATTGTGTTATTTTTGAACCTGTATAATTTTTTAATGTATTAAAATAACTAACAGCTTCTTCTGTATTAGGGATATTTTTATTTAATGATTTTTTTGTACTTTGTACAGGAATTAGTGGTTCTTGTAATAACTCTTGTGAAACTATAGCTTTGTCTACTTGTGATGTAGGTGTTGTAAAAGTAAAGCTTTCAGAAACTTCATCTTCTTCGTTTTCTTTAGTTGTTTTCAGAATATTAGGTATTAAATTGCCACCACCTGTTATAGATTCTTCAGCATCACGATTTAACAATCCGCTTGTTTGTTTACTTGTATCACTAACTACAGGCGATACATTAGTTTTAGTGAGGTCATCTGTAACTTCTTCTTCAGTAGAAGTACTATCAACAACAGGTATATCAGTTTCAGTAATTTCTACTATGCCAGTGCCTTCTTTATTATTATTTAATTCCCCACCCGTAATTATCATATTTAATTTTGCTGTCATATCTTCTGAACTTGTTGCATTAGTTATAAGTTCTTTAATCTGTTTGTCTGCTTCATATGTATCTAAACCATTATTTAATAATTGATAGTATGCTCTTCCTGCTAGACCATATGAATTACCTGCTTCTAAATTTATTTGACTTTTAGCTGCAGTTAAAGCCGAACCTGATAATTTTAACACAGTGTTATCTAAATCTGCAACTCCGCTTTTAGCATTTAGTGTAGCAGACACATTATTAAATGTACCTATTTTTGAAACTAATGAAGCACCAAACATAGCTCTACCATCATTTATGTAAGTTTTATTTGAAGGTTTAGGCTGTATAGCTTCTATTCCTTTTCCTGTAGTTATACTTTCAAAACCTTCTATTTCTCCTTTGCCTGTAAAACCAATAGCAGACATTAATTGTTGCACTGGCATACCCATGTACTCTGCTTTTTCAAAGTAGGCATTAGCATCTTGTTGTGGATTAGCTATTAATCCTGCAGACAATAAATTCTTTAAAAAACTTTTATCTGATGGCTTTTCTTTATCTTTAGCTGCCACTTGAAAATAAGTACCTGCTAATTGTGACAACCCTTTATCTAAATCTATAGGTTTATCTCTATGAATGTATCCATTTAAGTCTACCATACTCCGTAAGTTATCTGCAGTTAAACGAGTATTTGTTCCTTTATAACTTTCAGTTACCGCTTTAAGAATACTTTCAATATCTGTACCCCCTTTTCCTGCAGCTAAAGCTAAATACTCTGTATCTGATATATCACTTCCAAAAAAACCTTTTAACTGTTTTATATATGTTCCATATGTTTTTTTGTTTTGCATCATCTTTTGATACTTAGGTAAGCCTAATGTTCTAGCATCTTTTAAACCTTGTTTAATAGTATCCTTTCTATCAGCAGACCTTTCATTAATACCTCTACCTAACTCTCTCATTAACCCTACTGCAAAACTCATCTTAGGATACCTTTCTCATTAAACCCTTAACAGGTGGACTTTGTTCCATTTCAATATCTGTATCTTTAGGTTCTATTCTAGTTGTTTCTTTTTCTTCTGTCTGTTCTACATCTAATTCTTCTGATACTTTTTTAATTAAAGTTAATCCATTGTCTTCCATTAATTGTTCTTTTGATGCACCTTTTAATTCAGAAGACAATAATGCAGCTAATCTCTTTTTCTCTTTTTCTTTTTTAGCTCTTGTACCATTTTCTATTTCTTTTAAACTACTTATATAAGTCATTCCTATTACATCTGCTTGAGCTTTAATATATGATTCTATTACAGGATTTAATAGATACGCTACATCCAATGTGTGCTTACCATTCATTGTTCCACCTGTAGTTATAGAGTCTGCAATTATATCTATAGGTACACCCATATCAATCATAACCATTAAATCATCTTGAACTTCTTCTTCAGATAATAGTTTGATGTAATAGTCTACTCCTTCTTCAACAGTATTAAATGTAGGCGGTTGTTCCCAAGGATAGTTTCCCATTTCTCTAGTTAATGATTCCCCTGGAATAGGTGCTTTAAAGTTAAACATTATATTATCTCTTTCCTTTGGCTAACAGAATAAAGTTGTATGGTTTTACCGTCTTTAGGTTTACTTGTTGCATCCAATGTTCTAGACTTAGGAGCAAAAGTATTAATAATGTTATTGTCTTTGTCTAAATAATTGTATATTACAGGTCTATTGTAGTTACCTTTTTGACTTTTAACTTGGACAAATTCAATTTGATTGTCGGGCATAAGTAAATTATACTCTGATGCTCTTCTAAGTGCAAGACCATTTACTGTAAAATTTCTATTGTTTCTCTTTACAGATATTGTATCTAGTAACTGTACTGCCATTTCATCTACATCTTCGTTTCTTAATGCACGAATGTAGCTAGGCATTTCATTAAAATTAGTATTAGCAAAAGTAGATAGTATAGACATTCTCTGGCTAGAATTAAATTGATTAAAATCCACTTTATTAAATCTTTTAAGAAGTGCATCGTTAGTTTTTTCATAAAAAATGTTAGCAAATTCTCTGTCGCTTAAATCTTTATATTGAGGAGAGCTTCTATCCATCTTGTATAACTTAGCAGATTTTACTGTTATCCCATACGGTAGAGTGTCTATATTTAAAACATTATCTCCCCCTTGTGTTCCTTCAAATATTCCCATCTGGTCTACAAATTCAGGTACACTAAAATCTGCATTGTCTTTTTTAGGTGCTACTACAGGTAAAGAATCTTCAATTACATCTTCAACTTGTTGTTCTTTCAATTCTTCTAAAGTTGTAGATGCGTCATTAGTCATATCCATTTTTAATAAGTCATCAGCATTTTTTTCTGCATTAAATAATCTATCTACTCCTTTAGATAAATTGTTATCTTCAGACCTAAAAAAACCTAATGTTTTAGCAAACGAATTTAATAATCTATTATTTTTTTCTTTTAAAGTATTAGGTGTTATGTTTCTTTTATTAGGTATGTACATTTCAGGTGGTATTTCAATTACATCATACGTACTACCATTATCTACATATTTATTTTTCATGGCTTCTTCCATGACTTCTCGTTTATTTTCATTTATTTGTTTAAACATATCTTTTTGAGCTTGGTCGTGAAAATCGAAACTAGTACTTTTTGATTTTTTAAGCTGCTGTATTTGTACAGGTCTAGATAAAGGTTTAACACCTATACCATTCCTAGATTTAGGAATATTTTCAGATGGATTATTTACTTCGTACAAACTTTCTTGTATAGTTTTATTTATATCTTCAATTTCTTCCATTTATTTTTAACCCATCCATGCCCAAAAAGCATCTGAACCTGCAAACGCATTAACTACTGCACCTACTAATGTTCCTGCTGCTTCTGATTTAGCAGCCTGTTGATTCATTTTAGCTAGTATTACTTCATGTGCTTGTGCGTCTTTAGTTGTAGCTGTTTGAAATGCCATATTCATAATGTCTCTATCTCTTTGCCATAAATTAGCATAGGCTTGTGTTTCTATGCCTAATGAGTTTTGAGCATTCATTTGATTAACTGCATTTTGAGTAGCGTTATTTGTAGTAGTTACAGCCCTACGCCAGTTAGCATTAGACTCTGCTATTATTCTAGAGTTTTCTGCATTCCACATTTCTCTTTGATTTATCATTTGAGAATTAAATTGAGCTATAGAATTTACAGCATTAGTATTAAACTGACTCATACCATTTATAGATGATGCATTTTGTATATCTGTATTATTAATTAAAGATGCAAAAAACTTATTCATCTCATTAGAGCTTTGAGCATTTATATTTTTAGCTGCGTTTTCTGCTGCTGCATCTGTAAACAAAGATTGAACTCTAGATTGAGCTTCAAACATAGCTGCCTGTTGGTCAAATGCTAAGTTAGTCATGTCCATCTGTAAGAAAGCTTGAGCATTTTGCACTGCAGCTTGTTGTCTATTGTTAAGATTAATCATCTCTATCTGAGACATAGATGCAGCATCTGCCATAATCTTAGCTTGTCTGTTATTTAAATTAGCTATATCTACTGTAGCAGCTAATCTAGCATTTTCTATAGCTATTTGCTGTTCTGCACTAAAATTTAAATTAGCTCTAGCTTCAATTTTACTGGCATTCATTACTCTCATTTGAAAAGCTTGGTCAAACTCCTGACCTATAAATGTAGCTCTTTGTTCTGCAGCTAATAAATTTCTAGCTTGCCTATTAGACAAGTTTTGTAAATCCATATCTTGATATACTTTAGCATCTATTTGAGCCATAGGTACAGAAGATTCCATAAATGCTTGAATCATTGCTTGACCTGCCATACTAGAACCAGATATACCTCTAGCTGCTAGACCTTGTTGAGCTTGCCTATAAGCACCTGAAGCCCACATAGGTATATTACCGTTATCAAACTCTTTTTGTATTTCAGCTAATTGTCCTCTTACAGTAGATAAAGTGCTAACTTCTCCTTGGGCTGCTTTTACTTCTTCAGCAAACTCCGCTGCAGTGGATGCATCTGCATCGTACTTGCTAATCATCTCTCCTTCTACTTCTTCTCGTACAGGAGCATCTTCTACTTTTCTAATGTCTTCATCAGCTATCTGTGCTGCTTCTAAATCTAATGAAGCTAAATCAGATGCATCCATAGTTTGAGCATCTACTGTAGACTGAGCATCAATGACACCTTTAGTTTCATCTACTTCCGCTGCAGCATCTATAGCGTCTTGAGTTAATACAGGGTCTTTTATCTGTACAGCTTCTTGTGCTGCAGGAGTAGCAGCTACGGCTGTAGGAGCTTGTGCTGCTGTTACAGTCGGTGTTGTATCTACATCAACTACTCCTGCATTTGGGTCTACATTACCTGCTGCTACTTGGTCTGGTGTTATATCTATATTAGTTGCAGTAGATTTATCTGTAAGACCGCTTTCTCCTGACATTCTATCTTCTGTTACGTCTAGTATAGTTTCAGGTACTACTACAGGGTCTTCCTCTTCGTCATCACCGCCACCTTGAGGGTCTTGTACAAATTGATTAGCTAAACCTGTAGCTAAATTTTTATTAGTTTTACCTGTTGGAATATTAGATATATTTCCTTCTGCATCCTGCATCTGTACAGACCATTGACCATTTTCTCTGACTAACTCTCCTGTAGCAGTAGCTTCACTAGATGTAACAGCTTCATATGCACCTAGAGCTTTAGCTGCATCTCCTTTACCTTTTCTACCTGTATCAATATAGATTTCTGCACCTGTAGCAGGGTCAGTAGATTTTATTTGATAGTGTTTATCTCCTGCTCTTTTAACTAATTCACCTTCTGCAGCATGTATTATTCCACCATTATACATTTTATTTATTTGATTTGTAGCCTTTTGAGTAGCTTCAGCTAGTACAGTTGCTGCATTAGAACTGCCATCATCTAATTGCCCTGCAGCTTCAAGAACCATAGCTCGTTGTTTAGGATTAAAGCCTTTAAACTTTCTAAACTTAGTTCGCTGAGTTACAGAAGGTGTGCTCTGCATCATTTTAGCTTGCTGTATTTGTTCTGCTGTTGCCATCTATTTTAATCCTTGCTCAATACTCTATCTAATTTATCTTCTACTCTGTGCAATGCATCAACAACTAACTTCATGTCATCTCTCATCTCTTTACGAGTAGCGTAGTCTTCTCTTGTCCTGTTGAGTAGTATGTCTACACGTTTAACTTCACTCATAAGACTTCTGAATGTCCAGAAGGCAGGTGCTATTATAAGTGTTAACACTACATTCCAAAATATTATTGGGCTTATTTCCATACTACTGTATCTCCTGTAAATACTTAGCTAAGAATACCATACCTACTAAACCACCTGCAAATACAAGGACACCAAATGCTATAGACAGTCCATTCATTATCTGGTTACGTCTTTTAATTGATGCATACTTAGATTGTATGTCTCTCTCTGTAGCCTGTGCTCTCATGCGTTTGAATGTAGCTACACCCTTTGACCCTCTGGTTTCCCATATGACCTGCTCCAGTTGCTTCTCCATGTCCAGTGCCTTCTCATAGGCAATGTAGTCAGAGAGTGGGTCATTTTTATTACCAGACTTCTGGGCTTCCTTTGTTCCATCAATGAAATCAAAAACCTTGTTGAGGTCTTTGCCCATAGCTGAAAGGTCTTTCCCTAAAGCAATGCCCTTTTTAAGAGCAGTGAATGAGACTAGGGCTATACTAATAGGGTCTATGGTCTTGCTCCTTTAGTTCGCTATTGCATTTTCTAAAGCTACGTCCTCTGCTTCAGATGTAGTGAGTGAGGATATTAGTTTAGTTGTAGCAAACTGCAGTGCCATCTGTGCTTGGTCTAGCTCAAACTTCATGGACTCTGTTTTATTCTGTAGGTTGCGTATCTGACGTATGCAGTATGTCTGCTCTTGGTTGAGGTCAGACTCTTTGTACTCTTTACCGTCTATGTTTATTACTTTTGATTCTTGTTGTGTCATGTTTGTTTCCTTATTTAATCAGCATCAGCTATGGTTAATGTACCTGCGTCTATCTTTGCTTGTATATCATCTGGTAAACTATCTTTGTTAGCTCGTAACCAATCTTGAAATATATTATCTATTCCAATGCAAGTTCTTTTATTATCACTGCTAATATATGTAATTTCATCGCTGCTTGTTTTACCTAATACTGAATAGCTCATAGTTCTGCACTCCACGCTAAAAAGGCTGTGCCATTAAGACTTCGACATTCTACTGCTTGACCTGTTGTTAATCCTGAGCCAACTGTAAAAACAGTTGAACCACTGTCAATCGTTGCTCTATCAAAACTTGGCACAGCACTGCAAGCTGTACTTGTAGAAGCATGAGCAATTCTATAATGTGCAGCCGTACCATTTTGTTCTACCGCAGTAGGGTCTGCTCTCATTGTTACAGGGTAGTGTGTTACCCCTACAGCTACAGTTGCACTACCATTAAAGCCTAAACAAAAGG